TCACTACACTTCTTCCTTGCTACATTCCCAGTTGTATGTGTTTGGTTAACTTCTATGGGTATATGCACAATGGCATTTAACCTTAACGGATTTAACTTTAACCAATCAGTTGTAGATGCAAACGGTAAAGTTGTTCCAACTTGGGGTGATGTTCTTAACAGAGCAAACCTAGGTATGGAAGTAATGCATGAAAGAAATGCACACAATTTCCCATTAGACTTAGCATCTGCTGAGACTTCCGAAGTTGCTTTACTTGCTGCTCCTAGCATTGGGTAAACCAAATTCACTTTTTGATTACCAAATACCCCGAAAAAAAATCGGGGTATTTTTTTCCTCAGGAGGATTTTTAAAATGTTAAATGATGCAGACACACATGATGACATCCAGAAACCAATGGATATTAAGAGACACATCGATGGGTTTCCAGAAGAGTATAAACAGATGATGGAAGGTCAGTTGTCTAAACAACAAATAGAATTATTAGATGGTAGAGATATAAAATCGCACGAGGGTATGATATTTGGACAGATGTATTCGGATTGGAAAGAGAAAAAGAACCCTCACTGGAATCAAATAAATAAAAAGAAAGACTAAATTGTAATGAGTGTCACAGGACATACCTGTTACGGAGGATCAGGAGATAATGTTTGGGTGGCAGGGGATAGCATTCCCTTGCTGCCTGATTCTGCTATTCCAGGACAGAACACTCAACAGACACAAGGTTCACCCGAACCACCAGTACCAACACTACCAGGTCAGGAGGTAAGAGAAGTTGTTGGTAATTGCTACGGTCCTGTAACACCAGTACTAATACCAGATACTACACCTGACATACCAAGAACTACACAAGGACCTCCCATCCCTGCACCAGAGGAGGATCCAGGCGAAGTAATAAGAACAATAGTTGCAAGGTGTTATCCTGTAGCACCTCCACCACCAGTAGTACCACCAGATGTACCCGATGATCCAACTATAGTTGGTCCTATAGATCCTTGTGAATTATTAGAACCAATTAAGAAAGCATTTCCTTCATTGGAGTTTCCTTTCTGCCCTAACGATTGGACATGGGATCTACCAGTACCATGGAAACCAGATGGTCCTTTTGTTGGTAGGGGTAGCGATTGTGACAGAGTAATCTTGGGTCTAGCAGAGAAGACTGTTCGTAAGTCTGAAGATCCAATGAAGGTAAACATATATGTTGTCATACTTACAGGTGAAGAATTATATTGTGATTTAGGAGATGATCCAGGAGATCAAGAGTGGGGTGAGTGTGTTAAGGATGCTATTGATTGTATCTTTAAACCATATGTCACAGGTACATGGAGAGCACCTGCTGCTGATTGTGATACACAATACTTTAGAGGACAGAACTCAGACAGTGGTGAGATATGTGTGAAGAATTGCTTCCCACAAAGAGTTCCTATCTATGAGTACAAGAAGGGTGATTCACCAGGTAATGTACAGATCATGCCTTTCGGTAATGGTTTCCATAATAAGAGACTATGTACCACAGATACATCAGGTAACTGGACACAAGAGAAGGTAAGATGTGAGGGTGGTAACGCTGTGTTTAATAGTACAGCTACACAGACTCAGACATTTACATCTAATGGACTGACGATAACAGTCAAGGTTACACCGATCAATGATGGTGGTGAGTATGATAGTAATTGGTGGGTGTCAGAGTTCTCTGGTACCATGCCAGCTGTCGGTACTACATGGAATCATTCATGGAATGGTGGTAAAGGTACTGTTAATGTTAAGGTAACTATTATAGAAGGACCAGGTTCAGGTCAAGATACTCGCTATGGTAGAGAAGCAATAGCACCTGCAGGGTATAGTCTAGTTAATGCTGATCCTTCTTTCTATATCTTGGATAGAAAAGCAAGAGGGTCTATACCTTTGTATAGATTCTACTCAGCAACCAACGTTGATACATTCCTGACTACCAATCCAGGTTCACCTGATACTACTGGTGCAGGTGAACGTGCAACCATGAACGCACAAGGTATGAGTCAAGGAGAGATACTTGGATATGTTTTCAGAAATAAAGAGGATGCGATTCCATATGTAGGAGAAAGAGAATCTATTAGGGCATTGCACAGATACTATGCTCCTAGTTCAGTTCCAACACTGAATGATCACATGTATTCATTGCAGCAGATGGATATTGAGCAACCACCTGTGTATGGTCAGAGATTAACTTATAGATTACCTAACAACCCTAAGACATCATGGATCGTCAGTTATAAGATGGTCAAACCTAGTGCAGCGTATCAAAACTCATGGGGTGTGTACATTGCTAATGAAAATGCCACTGAAATATACTGGACTAAGACTATCAAGGCTAATGTTAATGTGAATAATGCTTACGGACAGTTTGAGATACCACTGACTGTTCTGAAACAATATCCAAACAAACAGATGGGATTCTATCTCATACCTAATGGTAACAATTATGGTGTGAGTGACAATGATAGTCCTACGTTTACTGTATCTGGTTCTGGATGGAAGAGATCTGGTGGTAGTGCACAGAGTGATTGGGTATTCTTCTCAGATCCATACATGAATCCTGATAATAGAACTAAGACACGATGGGTTGGTGACAACTGGCAGTGGTGGGAGGATCTTCTTAATGGTGATGATGATTACACAGATTTTAAAGTACACTATGAAGTATTAGCACCAGGTTCTGCATACACATACGAAGGAGTGCAGTGTTACCTCTATGAAGGTGAAGCACCACCAAGAACTACTATACCTATCAAGACTAAGGATGAGTGTTCTACTGCAACATTCGATGGTGAGTTTATGGATGTCGCACTGACTAGATCTCAATGTGGTTCAGCTAATCCTACCTATGGTGCTACTGGTGTAAACATTGATTGTGGTACATGCTCTGGTGGATATGTTATAGAGATCAATAGAACTCAGACTATCAAGGCACTTAGGTCAGGTACTTTCCAACTCAAAGCATTTGGTTCTATCATTACTAACACAGACACTGACTGTATGACCTTCAGGTTTACACTGAAGAAGAATGGATCCACTTCTGTTGTAGATGAAACGTATGAGATAGCTACATGGCCAGACGTAGGATATAATATAGGTACTTCATTCTCTTTAAGTGAAGGTGATACTATTACTCTAAAGGCAGAGGATATTATTACTGGTCCTCCATTTGGTAACATACAGGTGACTATGGCACTGTTCGAGACATCTAGACAGGAGTTTGAGACACCAGTTACCTTCCAGTTGGGTGCTATCTCTAGTGATGAGGTAGGTCACCAAGGTACTGAGGTTAACTCTAACAGTCCTATAGGTTCTTCTATTAAGAAGATGTCTATACAGTTATGGAATCATCAGACAAATGACTGGTCAGTCAAGGTAACAGTCTGGGATAACGGACAGGTTAATACAAATAATAATTGGAACAGTCAACTCTATGAGTCATCTGATGGTCAGAGCTCTGAGTTTAAAGACGCATACTTCTCAGGTAATCCAACCAGTCAGGGTGGATGTATGGGATTAGATCCATGCCCTTACCCATTGTATGAGAACACAGTAAACTTACCAGGCACCATCGTAAATCGTAACGGGCACATTATTTCTACCCGTGTTGATCACTATAGAGCATGGGGAGATCAGTATGATCTTGCTTGCTACTATAATACACTGTTCGAACATGGTAGAGGACTGATAGTCAAACCAGTTAACGAACTATCAGGTTCCAGTAACCTTAATGGTAAGTTAGATAAGTGGGCACACCATTCCTTTGGATCTGGTATGACATCATGGTACATACAAGAAGCAGTCACCACTGCTAGTGATGCACAAGATGCTATTGATGATATCGATGCATTCTATTCAGCAGGTATCGGAGCATGGAATGGTGGTACTTCTGGATCTGCTTATGGTGGAATGTATAGTAAGCAATGTTTTATGCATGACTATGTGTTAGGTAAAGATGCTAGTGGTTCTAACATGTCAGCAACTGATGTTGATCCTACAGGTAAGATACGCATAGCAATCTGGCCATATGCTGAGGACAGTGGTGATGGTGACCGAGACTACTGGGGTGCAGTGGTAGAACTATTTGATGTGGTCAATGCAGGTGCTGCCTATTGCCAAGGACAACAATTTGAGTTAGAATGGCCACCTGAGCAACCGAAGGGTGGTACATACCAAGCAATGCCTGGACAGACACCTTATTTTCCTAAGGATGATCCAAGTTATTCATTCCCTAATGAGATTGTTGTTCCAGTTAGATCCTCTGATGATGACGATGATAATACTTTCACACCGAGAGAAGCATTTTATCAGGAGTCACATAATAGGAACTCAAACATCTGGGTACTTTGTCAACACAAAGTAGAAAGGATTAAATTTAAAATTACTATAGATGAGGTGACCTAATGGGTGATGGTTTTGGAGAGAAGAAGACTAAGGCAGACCGTGATCTCCTTTCTTCTACTAGAGAACTAGCAGCATTACATAAGGTACTTAAGAAGTACCCTGATGATTCTGCAGGACGTAGGAAGATGCTTAAACGTATCAAGAAGTACTATCGTGGTGCTTTTGCAGAGTTAGATAGAATAGATATGAAACCACCTGTTCTACCTACTGAACAGATCTCTACCGATGAAGAGATAGCAGAGTTTGAGAAGGACTTGGTGTCTCAAGAACAAGCACAAAAATTTAGAGACAATTTAAGGAAGAGTTAGTATGTGGTACACATTATTCTGGACAGTGATTATTATGTACGTTCTTATAAGATTAGGTATCTTTTCTAAGAAATGAACTGTGACATCAATGTAGAAACCATAGGACCTGAGATTTTCGTGGTCACGTTACCTCCTGCTATAGTAGGGGAGGTTTGGTTGATGGCAGAAGCATGTAGGAAAATAAAAGAACATCCTCTAGCAGCACTCAAGCAACATGAGAATGCAGGGTTCAGTAACGAGGGTGAACGTGGTAACAACTATCAATGTGCAGTACCAGTTCAGTTGATAGACAATTCATACTGGTTGGCATTGATCCTAAGGTTGGTTGCTGCACAGTTCGGTGGATATCATCGTGACTATATGGTACGCAGATATACTGGACACTTCGATGCTTATGATGTGTGGACAAACTTTGCATACAAAGGAGACTACAATCCACCACACATCCATAGTGCTGCTATCTCAGGGGTAATTTATGTTAAGAATCATGAACACCCTACCATTTTTACCGAAAGTGGTGTAGAGTATGCAGGTAAAGAAGGGACGATGGTTTTCTTCCCATCAGATACTGAACACATGGTTGAGGAGCAAACCTCAGACAAAGAAAGGATCACCATTGCTTTTAACGTATCAAAGCAAGCGAAACGGAGAGTCCACAGACAATTTTTGATTGATCGCTTGACATCCTCTTAACCATGTGCTATTATCTTGATATTGTTACAACTGTCACATGTCTTAGTGTGCCAGTTGTATAAATAACTTTACATAACTTCACAGGACTCGAAAGATCGTAACCCTGCGTAGATGTAAGAAAAACCCCATGTCGAGGGGCAATAACATCCGCAGGTTTTTTTAATGCCTTGCGAGACACTCTACAATAAACATGAATATCAAATCAACAATCGCTGCAGTTGCAGCAACTCCTCTACTCGTATCTGGTGCAGCTTTTGCTGGTCCTTATGTGAACCTAGAGGCAAATGGTTCTTATCCTGATGGATCATACACATCTGGTGCTTTAGAAGCACAAATCGGTTACGAAGGAGAAACTCCTGGTGGACTCGGTTGGTATGCATCTGTAGGACCTACTGTATCTCACACTGAGTCAACTGATGACTTCGGTGACGTTGAGTTAGCAGGTTACCTTGGTGGATCTAAGCAGATCACTGAAAAGGTTGGTCTTTATGGTGAGATCTACGGTGTATCTAACGATAGCGACATCGACTTCTCTGGTAAGATCGGAACTAAGTTCACATTCTAAAACAGTTAGAATATAACAAACTAAATAGGGGTGTCTAAGAACACCCCTTTTTTATTTCCTTTAAGAACTATGAGCAAATCACCTGGTGGCACAGTAATATATACAAGACCTGGATGCCCCTATTGCACAAAAATAAAAGAGGTGTATAATATGAACGGTTGGGGATTCACAGAGTACCAACTTAACGTTCAGTACACCAGAGAACAATTTAAACAAGAATTTGGATCAGGTGCTACCTTTCCTCAGATCGTGATCAACGGTCAGAAGATGGGTGGTTGTACTGAAACAGTTAGATATCTGAGAGAAACTAAACTAATTTGACATGAAAAACTATGACCCCGCTAATGAAATGCTTTACTCATTGCTTGATAAAGCATTAGACACAGCAATGTTAGAGGGTAAGTTTCTTTTTAGTATGGATAGTTACCTTAAGGGACATGAGTATACTCGTAGGCAAACTACTGAGTTGTTAGAGTCCTCTCCTTTCGGTGAGATCAAGTCAACCATAGAAGAACTAGACGGTTATCTTCATGGTGATAAGATGTTAAAGGAAGCATATGGTCATGTTACAAAGGCAAATGCTAGGAAAGTTCTCAAGTACCTAATGAAGGTAAGGGATGAAGCATTGTCATACCATGAGACCAGAAAACCAGGCAGACCTAAGGGAGCAAAGAACAAAAAGAAACCTACTAAATAATGACAGACATAATTGGAGGAACCACCATGGATCAGATTTCTTTTTACTATCTTGCGTTCTTCCTAACAATAGGTTCCTTTTTACTCGGATTTGTGGTATCATGGAACCTAAAGCATGTTTTTGATACATGGGAAGAGAAAGCAGACTACGCTGCTGAGGTCATACATCCTGAGATGTACGATGCAGATGGCGAACTAGCATCTCCCGATGAGATACTATACTTGCGTTTTACCGATGTATCTGATACAATAGATGACGAAGAAGATTAAGTTATGAAACTTTTATTATCTGAGGTGCTTCAGAAAGCACATAATGCTAAGACTAAAGCGGAGAAGGTTAACATCCTTCGTACGAACAAGAGCGATGCTCTGGTCTCTATGTTCATTATTAATTTTGATGAATCAGTAGTACCAGTAGTTCCATTAGGTGAGGACGTACCTTACCGTAAGAACGAAGCACCTGCAGGTACTGAGCATTCTAAACTAGAACATGAAGCAAGGATACTATTCCATTTCTTTAGGGGTGGATCTAAACTCACTCCTATCAAGAGAGAGACTATGTTTATCCAACTGTTAGAAGGTCTGCATCAAGATGAAGCAGAGGTCGTAATCAAAGCAGTGAATAAGAATTTACATAAAAGATACAAGATCACACAAGCATGTGTGAAAGAAGCATTTCCAGAGATAGTCTGGGGCGGTAGGTCATGAAGGTCTTAGTGCAAGATTGCAACTTAGAAAAAGACAACAACAAAGAATTACCTGTCAGTGCTTACGTCGTTGAGTATGTAAAGGACAAGGAAACTAAACACGATATTGTAATAGCAGGTCATAATGGTACCGTAGGTATCTTTGATCACTATTGGGATCTATACAAGGAGGGATTAAAAGGATGGCACCAAGCGGATGGGAGAGTTCCCGTAAGGCAATGGAGATCTATGCAAGATCTAGCAGCAACAGACAGCAAGAAGAAAATAAGGAAGAAGAAGTGAAGAGTCCTTTCTATCAATTTAAACAAGGGTTTAAAGATGGTACAGAGGATGACAAAGTATATCAGGAACTAGGTTCCAAGTTTGTTGATAATACTCTCGGTTTAATATTCGCACCCTTTATAGTATGGGGAGCATGGAACATATGTATTCCTGCATTGTTTGGACTACCACCTATAGGATATGTTTATTCTTTAGCACTGTATTGTTTATTTAAAATTCTTAGATGAGTAAAGTCTGTTTCGTTTCCGTCACTCCTGACGCTGAAAAAACTATAGGATACATCGCAAGAGTATCTAACCCCAACAACCAAGACAACCCTAAGGTTGAGAAGTTGTTGGAGTATTGTATTAAGCATGGACATTGGTCTATCTTTGAGCAAGCACACATGACACTAGAGATTAATACTTCTCGTGCTATTGGTGCACAAATTCTCAGACATAGATCATTTACTTTCCAAGAGTTCTCACAACGCTATGCTAATACCGAACTACTTGGTAGTAACATAGAAGTTCCAGACTTGAGGAGACAGGATGAAAAGAACAGACAAAATTCTATTGATGACCTAGATGAAAAACAAGTTGCGTTCTTACAGGGGAGGATCTCGCAGTACTTCGCTGAAGGAATTGATTTATACAGCGAACTTATTCGTGAGGGGATTGCGAAGGAATGTGCGAGAATGGTTCTCCCACTAGCAACACCTACTAGAATATACATGACAGGAAGTGCACGTTCTTGGATGCACTATATAACATTACGCACTGCCAACGGTACACAGAAGGAGCACATGGACGTAGCAAACCTATGTCGTGACCACTTCATCTGTAACTTCCCCACAGTATCTAAAGCAATGGGATGGTGTCCTACAGTAGACGACTGTGACTGTAGATATGATACTGATGATGATTGGAATGACCTACAACCATGTCTGAGGATAGACTAATGCCCAACTACGATTTTAGAAACAAAGAAACTGGTGAGATCATAGAAGTATCCATGTCTATGACTGCTCTGGATAAATATAAAGAGGAGCACCCAGAATTAGAAAGATACTTTGGCAACCAAGGTACGTCTGCCATCTATGGCAAACCAAAACAATCTGATGGATTTAAGGATGTGATGTCTAAAATACAGAACGCACACCCCAAAGCAAACCTATCCCAGTATACTTAATGCCAAGGAAAAGAAAGAACGGTGGTACTCCGATAGCGGCCATGTCATCGAAGCAAATCAGAAGAGCAAAACCTATTAACATTGACCACCTCAAGACGATTGAGCCTTTAACGGACAATCAGAAGAAGGTCTTTGAGTCTTACAAGTCAGGTAAAAACCTTGTACTACATGGTGCTGCAGGTACAGGTAAGACATTCATTAGTTTATACCTTGCACTCGAACAAATACTAGATCTAAATTCTCCTTACGAGAAGATCTATATGGTTCGATCACTCGTACCTACTAGAGAGATTGGTTTCTTACCAGGTGATCATGAGGATAAGAGTAACCTGTATCAGATACCATACAAGAACATGGTGAAGTACATGTTTGAGATGCCTGATGAATCATCTTTCGAGATGCTTTATGATAACCTAAGGACTCAAGCAACTATTTCTTTCTGGTCTACATCATTCATTAGAGGTACTACATTTGATAGGTGCATTATAATTGTTGATGAGTTCTCCAATCTTAACTTCCATGAATTAGATTCTATTGTCACTCGTGTCGGTCAGGATTGTAAGATTATATTCTCTGGAGACTACTCCCAGTCTGACTTAATTAAAACTCATGAGAAGACTGGTGTGCTAGATTTCATGAAGATCTTGCAAACTATGCCATCATTTGATATAATAGAGTTTGGTATAGAAGACATCGTTAGAAGCGGTTTAGTCAGAGAATATCTCGTCAGTAAAATCCAATCAGGACTTGTTTAATGAAAACATTTAATCATGTGGGTGCTGCTAGTGATCTAGTAGAATTAAAAACCCAAAACGTTGAGGGTCAAAGGTTCTATAAGGCACCATCAGGTAAGTGGTATCCTTCTGTTACTACTGTGGTTGGTAAACAATCTATAGATGGTATCAAAAAGTGGGAACAAAGGATTGGATATCTTAAGGCAGAGAAGATCAGAAGACAATCTGCATGGCGAGGTACACAGTACCATAGTATAGTGGAGTATTATCTAAACAATGAAGCTGAGAAAATTAAAGAAAGCGAAGGTCTTCCCCAGTTCCTTTTCGGGTCTTCTCGTGAGGTGCTTGATCGGATTGACAATATTCATTTGTTGGAAGCCCCTTTATATTCTGATGACCTTGGTGTGGCTGGTCGTGTTGATTGTATCGCTGAATTTGATAACGAACTTGCTATAATAGATTTTAAAACAACCAATTCTATTAAGAAAGTAGAGTGGTTGGAAAAGTATTTCGTACAGGAAGCAGCATATGCTTACATGTATTGGGAAAGAACTGGTGTTGAGGTTGATAAACTTGTCACTCTATCTGTAGCAGAAGATGGACAGACACAGGTAGAACAACGTTACGACAAGGCACCTTACATTGATACACTATGTGAATGGATCACAGAGTTTAAGATGGGTATGCTTACCGACTGGGTGAAAGAGGAGGTCGGAGCGTGAAAGAATTAGAAGAAAACTTTATGACACAAGCAAAGTTTAGTACTTTGGTTGAGCACACCGTACAAGAGAGTAACGGTTTGATTAACTACATAGAAGCAGTAGCAACTGTGTGTGATGATTATGATATTGAGGTTGAGGTAGTAAAGAAACTCATATCTAAACCTCTAAAGGATAAGATTTCAGCTAATGCACAACAACTTAATTGTATAAAGAGAACAAGTAGAGGGGTGTTACCACTATGACAAATTCAGCAGAGGAGTTCTTTAAGTCAGAAGTAATTGCAGAAGAGTTAGATGATCTTCAGCAGACTTATACTGATTTGTTAAGGATGTCACAGAATTTTCAGACACTAGATGAAAACGGACAGTTAGAACACATTGAGAAGACACTAGAACTCATAGCTAAACAGAAAGTATTTTATGCTAGACTCAATCTAATGCAGCAGCACGTTGAGTTGGAAGCAGAGGGAGAAGACAATGATATCAAAGCAATCAAGGAGAAAATTGATGCCTGTAGTAGCGTGTACTCAGGTGGTCAAAACCTAATGGCAGTCTTGGATGCCATGGAACAGAAACTGCTGACATGGAGACAGGGACTACTTGACAAAGCCTAAATAATAAGGTACGATAACAAAGTACAAACAAGCCAAATACAAACATACGGAGAATACAAATGTCATTTGCATCGCTTAAGAAATCCTCAGGTTCAGTTGCAAAACTAACTAAGGAGCTAGAGAAACTTAGCAGCAAAGGAGGCGGTAACGGTCCTGATGATAGACTCTGGAAACCAGAAGTCGATAAAGCAGGTAACGGTTACGCTGTAATAAGATTCCTTCCTGCACCTACAGGAGAGGAGTTACCATGGGCACAGGTCTGGAGTCATGCATTCCAAGGAACTGGTGGTTGGTACATCGAGAACAGTTTGACTACACTAGGTCAAAATGATCCTGTCGGTGAACTAAACCGTGTACTATGGAACAGTGGTATTGATTCTGATAAAGATGTAGCAAGAAAGCAGAAGAGAAAACTCTCTTACTTCAGTAACATCTTAGTAGTCAAAGACCCACTACACCCAGAGAATGAAGGTCGTGTCTTTTTATACAAGTATGGTAAGAAGATCCATGACAAGTTGGTAGAAGCAATGAAACCTCAGTTTGAGGATGAAGAACCCATCAACCCATTCGATTTCTGGAAGGGTGCTGACTTTAAATTAAAGATAGTTAAGCAAGATGGATACTGGAACTATGATCGTTCTGAGTTCGCATCACCATCAACACTAGGTGATTATGATGATGCTAAACTGGAAGAGATTTACAACCAAGAATATTCTTTGGTAGAATTCACAAGTCCTAAGAACTTTAAGTCTTACGAGGATCTTGAGAAGCGTCTCAACCTTGTTCTTGGTAAAGGAAAAGCGAGAGTAGTATCTCGTGAGGAAGAGGAAGAATTAGAACTTCCTGTGACAGTTAAAGAAGAGACCCCTACTCCTAGCAGAGGGTTCGGAAGTGCGGTAGAATCATTAAAGACAGACGAGGATCCAGACCTCGCATATTTCTCTCGATTAGCAGAGGAGGACTAATGAAACTACTACTAGCAGGTCTATTGTTTGCTAGTCCAGTGTCAGCAGGTTCCTATATGGAACCTAGACATTGGGATACAAATGCACCAACATACCAACACCAGAATAATTATAAATGGTGGAGAAGAGCAGATAACTCACCCCAAGACTCCAGTACTGGACACAGTATAGACAGGAAATGTTATCGTCAGGAATACCGAGAAGAGTATACTCCTGGCACAGCAAAAAGACCAGGATATATTAGATCATGGCATGACAAAGTAGAAGTACCATGTCGTGATAATCAAGGATTCAGAAGACGGACAACCATAGAGTATGATAACAATGATTGTTCTGATGGTAAGATTGCAGGTGGTATCTTAGGTGGTGCAGCAGGTGCAGCATTATCAAGAGGAGACGGAAGATGGTGGGCAATACCACTCGGTGTGGTGACTGGTGCTACCATTGGATGTGATATAGACGGAGGGTGATATATAATTCGCCTTTAGAAACTAAAAAACCCCGATAAAAAATTCGGGGTATTTTTTTGTCTGTAGGGTCGCTATAAGTATTAATACTTAATACGAACTACCTGATTGAGTTGATGATGAATCAGTAGTACCTGGTGTAACTCCACTACTGGTCTGACCAGTATTTGTAGTATCTACTGTTCTGACCTGTGCACCAGATTCTGTAGTTTCGACAGTAACGGTTCTATTGACCAATTCTTGTGAAGATGCAAAACTGATAGTTGGTATTGCACCGTAACGAGTAGTATATGTGTCTTTTGATGTATTAAAGATTTCTTCTACTGCTTTCCATGTCATCTTAATGTCATCATCGCCAACTTCGTCATTTGGAGCATATTTGACTAAATTGCGATATTCTGTAACAAAGTCAGCAACGTATCCTTTGCGTAATAACCAAATATTCGCTTTTTTCTCATTTTCGGTTCTTTCGTATTCGAAGTTAGAAACAGGATATGTGATATTTGGTACTATAGTGCCATCTGAGTTATAATAGCGAAATTCGCCATTTACCTGTATTCCCTTTTGGAGGATAACTTCACCTTTATCGGTTTTTACCTCATTTGTCTCAAAATGGTGAACCATGGTTACACCACCATTATACTTCTTTTCGACATATGTGTATAACTCATGTTCTGACATTGGCCACTCTTTATAGCAATTTGTTATATTATTGCATAACATGATAATCCAGTCATATTGAGAATTACCATATACACTTTGAGCAACTTGGTAGGGTTTTACGTCATTACCAATGGTAAATTGCTCAAATCCCAATACATTACCTTGTATACTATCTACAAGTTTAATTCTTCTAAAGATATTTTTAGCAACAACGTATGGTTCTACATTATTACTTCTAGTGCTTTTTATTCTAACTTTTACGTTAGGTAGGGATCTAAAGTATGCCATTATTCGTTACCTTCAGTAGCGTCTGTGTTATCAGGATTATCTGTATTATATTGAGTTATTAAGTTATCCATCACCCCAGAGTTTTCACCAACTCCATCCCAGTCTGATTTGTAACCAGTACCACCTGCAAGTAGATTTCTTGTGATGAATGCAGTTTCATCAAAGTTTAAACTCATCTTATATGCAGCAGGACCTGAGTCCTGATTTGTTATAGTCATATCTCTCAAACTTGTATGTGAACCCATAGGAGTTAGATTTACTTCCATTCCTGTGAGAACCATTTTTACAGGGAATTGCATAATATATGATAACATTGCAGGTTCTTTAAGACTTTCTTCACCATCAATAATATTACCTCCTGATACAGGTGGACTGTATCTAACCATAGATGCTTTAAAGAATCTAGGAATAGTTAACCATGAGTTAGTAGTACCGTCCATACCAGGTAGCATGGAATCTCTTAACATTGTAATTATATATTGTATTTGTTTAACTTCTTGTGGGTTTCTTGGTACCATGTCAAAATCAAAACTATGACTACGGTAGTTAGTTCCCTCAAATACTGTTTCTTCGTATGGGTTAAAAACTCTTTGTTTAGTTAACCCTGTTAACTGGTCTCTACTAACATTTCCGTCTGTACCAAGTGCTTGGTTTAGATTATTAAATGAACCACCGATAGCATTAAATATTGCTTGAGGTGCAGCAGCGTTAGCACCACCTTGTAATGATTTTGTAATAGAATCTAAATTACTACCACCACCGCCTACTGCATCAATAGTTTGAGTTAGAGCATCACCGAATGGTCCTAAAGTTGCTTTATTATATCTTACTTGATAATTCTCATTTAATTGATGGGGCATATGTAGATAAATACTTCCATGAATAGCATCTTCACTTGCTGATCCACCACCAAACTGACCAAAGGTACTATTCCCTTCTACTATAGAACCCGAACTATTACCAATGTATGTGTATGGGTTACCACCCTTCTCAGGGTCGTATATAGTTAATTTTAGATAATCTATATGTTTAGCTGGCCACTGTCTCCCTGCACTGATGTCTTCATCATTGTTCAGAGGTCCTCTGGGTGGAACCATTGGGTACATATATCGAGCTGTAGCCATGTCTTATTCTGGAAAATTTAAACCAATTAATTATAAAAAGTATAAAGGGGATCCTACTAATATTATTTATAGGTCTTTGTGGGAAAAGAAGTTTATGCTATACTGTGACAAGAATGAAAACATTTTGGAGTGGGGAAGTGAAGAAATTATTATTCCTTATCGTAGTCCCGTGGATAATCGTATTCACCGTTATTTTCCCGATTTTTACGTTAAGGCAAGAACCAAGACAGGAAAGCTCGCAAAGAGCATTATCGAAATTAAACCTTATGCACAAACTCAGCAACCGAAACGCAGTAAGAGGGTTAAGGTAACTAGATCCTATTTATCTGAAGTAAAGACTTTTGCAGTAAATAACGCTAAATGGAAGGCTGCAGGTGAATATTGTAAGGATCGTAGAATGACTTTCTTGATATTAACAGAACACGAACTCAAGGTATGAGTATTTTTAACGACGTAAAGGATTTAGCGGGCGGTCAACCAAAGAGTAGAGATTGGTACCGTTCACAGCTACTTTATGGGTTACAGGACTATGATGGTGGTTTTAAGACTGGTGACATCATATTTTTCTCATACAGTCCACAAACACCATCACCACCATTACCATGGTATGACCAATATCCTATGGTACAGGTAATAGAGAGAGATAACAAAAAGGGACAATTCACAGGTGGTAATCTACATTACTTAAGACCTAACTTCAGAAGATCAGTAGGAAAAGCATGGGCAACTGGTGGATATCAATATCCTATGCAGTGCCATCATAAATACTTTATGTCAAGTGTATCTAACCCAAAAGTTATACCTAGGGATGAATTTGTTAATTGGAACCCCTTGCCACTAGAAAAATTCTGGATTAAGCGAGGTGGAATGTGGATGGATATTCCTAGCAGTCACATATGGAGTAGAGTTTAATGGAAGAAGTCGCTACAGTTGTTGATGATCTGGACTATAGTCCGAATTATTTTCAGACATTTCAGGAAGCCATTGCAATGGGTCATTTGGAACCCTCACGCAATAACCTGTTTGAGATTGTCATGAGTATACCTATAGTTCTGCAACCTGGTGCAGTCGCATTACCATCTACAGCATGGTTGGATTCGGATGCTAATGGTAGAAATATAAGAAAGAATATTAGTTTATTTGCAACCAGTGTTACTGTTCCATCGAGAAATGTAGCAACTACAGAAGTTCATGTGCATGGAATGAACCGTAGTTATGCTAGTGGGCAGTCACCAACTGATTTGGATATTACCTTTTTGGTAACTAAAGATAACCAACATAGAGCATTTTTTGAGCAATGGATGCACAACTGTGCTTCTGATGCAGACAATACAGTAGGATTTTACGATCAATATGTAACACAGTTGCAAATAGTTAAGTGGGAGAGTGGATCTAATACATGGTTAAACAAACAAGAAGGTGAAGGAAGCGATAGGGTAGATTACAGGTTTAGAATGAATCAAGCGACTGCTGTCTATAAGTGCTTTGGGGTATTCCCAAAGAACATAGGCACAATGACACTAAATAATGACGCTAGGTCTCTCCTAGAACTGAATATTCAGTTTCAGATGGAAAGATATAGATTTGACACAGTTAACGTTGATGGACTTAAGACCACTTCTAATCCTAGGAACGTAACTGCGAGCACCATCCCTTCTGGTGGAGAGTTCGCCAAATATGGTGTCTAAATAAAAATATCGTAATATATTAAATTATGCCTTTACCAAAACTTGCAGTGCCTGACTATGACTGCGTACTACCTGTTACTGGTACAAAAGTCAGTTATAGACCATTTCTTGTGAAAGAGGAGAAATTGCTTTACATAGCAATGGAAACTCAAGATGAGAAAGAAATGGCAAAAGCAGTTAAGACTATCCTTAAAGCATGTACCAATGTGAAAGATATCAATAAACTGCCTACCTTTGAGATTGAGTATTTGTTTTTGAGAATCCGTGCTAAAGCAGTCGGTGAATCAAGTGAATTTAAAGTAACATGCCCTGATGATAAAAAGACACAGGTTGATATCAAACTCGACTTGGAAGAAATTGAGGTACAAGTACCGAAGGAACATAAAAGAATCCTTACTATAGATGATGATATTAAGATTGAGATGAAATATCCGTCTCTAAATGCGTTTATTGATCGTAATATGAAGAACGACCCTACTATGGAAGACGTTTTTGACTTATCTGCATCATGTATTGACAAAGTATATCAGGGAGAAGAGATCTATGACTCTTTCACAGCGAAAGAAGCACATGATTTCATTGGTGATATGAATCAGGATCAATTTGCTAAGATCCAAGATTTCTTTGAGACTATGCCTAAACTTGAGCATACGATTACCGTATTTAATCCTAAGACTAAGAAAAAGAGTGAGCTAAAACTGGAGGGACTTGCAAGTTTTTTCGGGTAGCATTGATGCACGATAGTCTTGAGAACATGTACAAGACTAATTTCGCATTGATGCAACATCACAAATATAGTCTTACTGAATTGGAAAATATGATGCCTTGGGAGAGAGACATTTATGTCAACCTTCTAATTGCACATATTAATGAGGTTGAGCAGCAAAGAAAACAATCACAGAATAAGAACAGAGTAAGTCTCTAATGGCAACCGCAACAGTAAGAAAGTTTATCTCAATTAATCCCAAAAGAGGAACTACTCCCTTTGGGAAGCAGATTAGTGCTCAGACTGTAGCTTACAATAGACTTGGCGGTACATTAACTGGTATTGGTCAGAACTTGGCAAATATCGTTAATATGATGGAGTTTCAGAAAGAGTTTCTCTCTGATAATTTCTTAAAAAGAACGAAAGAGCAGGATGAAGAGGTCGATAAGAAACTCGACATGAGGACTGCTACTGCAAAGAAAAAGAAGAAAGAAGCAAATCTAGAAGAAGATTTAGCAGCAGAAGAAGCACAAGAGATAGATGAGGATGAAGCAAATGAAGAAGGTATAAAGAAAGCGGAAAAGACTCCTAAGAGGAAATTATCTTGGATGGAGGAGTTTTTAAAACCATTTGCACCAATAGCAGGTTTCTTAGGAAGTCTATTACAGGGATTTGTTGCATATAAGTTCTTTAAGTTTCTCGGAGATGAGAAAGCGACTGGAAGTATAAAAACATTACTCAAGTTCTTTGGAGCATTGGGTAAGATGGTCTTTAAGTTAGTCAGTTGGGGTATGGATAATATCCTGACGGGTATTGGTAATATATTCGGAGATAAAGATCCAGGTCAAACTAACTTTGAGAAAGCATTCGAAGCAATGTTTGGGGTCTTTAAGATCATAGGTGGAATGGCAAGTTTCTGGTTAGCATCTAGGATGATGATGCCATGGAAACTTTTAAGTGATGTCAAAGCGATGAAAAACATCGGTAAGGCATTAACTAAAGGGGAGATGCCAGATAAACCACCAAAACCACCTAAACCTAAGACAAGAAGGTTTAAGAATATTGGTGACCGTGTTCGTACCATGCGTAGGAAACTACAGGTAAAGGCAGGTAGAACGATACAGAATGTCAAAAAATTTGGAAAGAATGCACTAAAAACTGGTAAAGATCTTTGGAAAAAGGGTAAAGGTCTTTGGAAAGGTATCAAAAATCGTCTGGGACAAGCAGGACAAACTGGTAAGGGATTGTTTGGTAGACTAAAAGACTTTGCGGGTAAGAAGATTAATCAAACTAAAAACTTGGTATCGGAGGGTGTAGAGTGGGCTGGAAAACAAGGTCAAAAATTTGGTCAATGGGCAGATGACTTTGGTAAATCATTTAGTAAGAGAATAAATGGCATAGTAGCTGGTATAAAAGAGAAAGCTGCTACTTGGGCTAAGAAGATTGGTGATATTGTAGAACTTGCTAAGAATCCTAAATTATTAGCAGAAAAAGTTAAGAATATGCTTAAGGGGTCAATGGATGATCTCGTTAAGAAGAATAAGACAATAGCAAAGATTATGGGGATGGTTAAAGATCCCAAGAAAGCAGGAAAAGCAATAAAAGGATTATTAAAGGGTGCGAAGAATAATAAAAACATTTTAAAACTAAGAGAAGGACTTAAAGCAGCTAAAGCAGCAAAGATTGGTGGTGTTGATGCAGTTATTGCTGCTGTTATGGGTCTTCTTGACTATACTGTATTTCAGGAATCTCCTATCAACGCTATTGTAAATGCAATAGGTGGACTTGTGGGATATACTGCAGGTTTTGCGATTGGTGCTCCGTTCGGTGGTGCACCTGGTTTCATCACTGGTATGGCAGGTGCAATGGTTGGAGATTTTATATCAAGTAAATTACTACAAGGGTTAGCTAAGACTGGATTATCAAAGATAAAAGATCCTATAATGAATGATGGTAGGATGCTTGTAAGAGATCCTTTCGGTGGTGGTGGTGAAGAAGAAGAGAAAGAAGAGGTAACGGACGACACTCCTAAAATTACAACAACAACAATCCGAAGAAATGAACCTGCAATAATGACAGAACTCCAGTCTGGAGAACGTCATCGTATATCTAATGCTCTTTATAGAGCTCGTATTGGTGCAGGTTTATCAAATAATGATTGGGATGGTAACCCTGCATATGAGGGTGATATAGATTTAGTTTTAGAAAATCCTAATAACTATATTCTTGAGAGTGGTCGTGTTAAAGCACCTGCTCGTAACGCAGAAGTAGAAGAGAATCTATCACAAAATTCAGAAGATTTATCCATGAATAATGAAGATAGTATGTATGATTTCTCTAGGGGAGGAACAGTTCCATGGATAGAACAGAATAAAAGGATACAGCAGTTATTAGATTCACCTATGGGTGAGAAAATAGAAGATTTTGCCATAAATACTAGAGGTAAACTTGGTGGAATACTTAGTAAGATAGGTAAATCTATTAAGAGAAAGCCTAAGAAAAGGACTGTAACCAATATAATTGTTGCAAGGCAACAGATATTCACTCCTGGTCAGTCAGTATCTGCACCTGCTCCAGAGGTTGTATACGGTCAGTCTCCAATGATGTTATCCGATAAGATGAAGTAGTATGGCAAAAGCAAGACTATACAAAATGGTTACACCACCCAAGATAAAGGGTGGACTTACTATACAAGTTGGTGGTAAGACAGTCACTGGTGCTGAAGAGGGTATGACCTCAATGATAAAAGCAACCAATAGTATAGGTGCGACTACTAATAGTATTGCGGTTATTGTGGAGAAGATGAATTCTACATTTGCTGATAGTATGCAGATGCAGATACAGCAACAACAGGAATTAGCAGATCAAAGAGAAGCAGGAGTAGAAAAATTAGTTACACAAAGAAAAGATCAAGCAGAGGATTTAGAAAGACAAAAAGATCTAGAAGATGATTTAGCTGCAGAAAATAAGCAGGAAGGAAAAGGGAAGAAAAAAGGAGGAGGACTCGCTTATACTGCAGGAGAGGTAGTTGGTACTGCTGTTACTAATGCATTTGGATTCTTTTCAGGTATAGCAAAATTCCTAGGTAATGCCTTTAAGACGTTACTCACCTTCACATTACTCAAATGGATGGGTAATCCTGAGAACCAGAAGAAGCTAAAGAAACTGATATCAGGTATAGCTAGAATAGGAAACTGGCTGATTAAACTGGCTGGATGGCTGGTTGATTTCGGACTTGGTGGTCTTGTAGATTTCATATCAAATCCCGTAAGTTTTAAGGGTATATTTGGAATTATTAAGTTCCTCACTGCAGCAGCAATCTTTTTTGCACCTGCTAAGATGGCTAAGTTTGGTCTAAAAGCAGTGATGTCATTGTTTAAAGGTGGTAAACTCTTTAAATTAGTAGGTGGAATGCTTAAAGGACTGATGGGTGTCTTTAAGGGTATATTGGGATTCATTATGATGAGACCCAGAGCTGCTTTGATGATTGGTGCAGGATTGCTTGCAGCATGGGGATTAAAGAAGGTAATGACGAAGGATGAAGAAGAGGAGCAAGAAGAGGAGCAGAAAGAAGAGCAGAAAAATAATAAAAACAATGAACAAAAAGAAAATAAACCACAAAGTTATGATGAATGGAGAGCAAATTATGATGCTTCGAATACAAGGATACAAACAAAAGAGGGTGTAGAATTAGGGGAAGGTGATGATGGTTTTGAGGAAGCACTAAAAGAGAGTAGAGAAAGCTTCATCAAAATGATGAATAAAACCAATCAGAATCAGAAAGCGATTGGTGGTGAAGTTGCTTTACCCCAGATGGCAGCAGGTGGTTGGATATCTGGTCCTCAAGCAGGGTATCCTGTATCACTAGATGGTGGAAAGAGTACCTCATTTATAGGTCATGGTACAGAATATGTTGCAAGAAAGAAGAGTGGTGGTGCATTTGTAGTACCATATGACACCCCTGCAACAAGAGGAAATGCAGGTCTGACAGGTAGAAGACAGAAAGAAGCAGCAGATAAAGGGTATTCTATACCAAGTTTTAGTAGTGGTGGACTGATTAAGGGTATGGCAGCAGGTGGTCCTACACCTGAGATGGGTAATATGACTACAGAAGAATTAGTAGAAGCTGCTGGTCCTTCATTACTACAGTTTATGAAACAACATAATGAATTGATTGATAGTGATCCTGAGTTCTTTGGAACTCATACCAGACTGGAACTGGATAGAGACGGTAAGATGATAAACTTTGGTAAGACTATTGCCAATATGAGTGAGTGGGCATTTAATACAGGTGTAGAACAAATAGAAACTAACGACTTAATAGAGAAAGAAGTTAAAGATCAACTTCTTAAGAAAATGGCATGGATTAGGAGGGAGACTCTAGATAATCCTAACTTTAAGTCAGACCTAGCATTTGATATTAATAAAGAGATACCTGGTACAGCAGCATATAGATTATATGAGAAAGCTAAGAACTCACCTGGAAATATCGCAATCAAAGCAGGAATTTCTCCAGAAGAGGTGGCAAGACTATGGAATAGAAGAGGAAAATCTCAGGGTGGTGTATTAACACGACCAGAACAACCTATTCATTTGGATATGGGTGGTGTAGTACCAACTCCACATCAGGATACAGGTGGAATGAATACAGGTGATTTCATAGATGTTGATAGTATGGTGGAAGAGGAAGAAGAAGCAGGAAATGAAGTAAATGTAACTAACGGTGATCTTGCACCCATAAATCTAGGTAGTGGTCAAAATAAAACTGACATCAAACCTGCTAAACCTATATTCATTGACAATAATTATGAACCACCAGCTAATGATTATTTCCGTACTAGATATGGAATGATGGCAGAATCAAATACTCCTCCCGTTGAGATGTTCTAAATGTCAACTACACAATCCGCTAAAGAATATAGATTACATGATGCGTACATTCTTATGAATGATGATAAGTACGACATTACAGGTATGATTGCTGAATTCCAGTGGTATGAAACCATAGATTCACCATTCATCCGTTGTGATATCACTATGTTAGATACTATTCAGTTTGGTGATAATCTATTTGGTGATGAAATGTTAAAGTTATGCTTTGAGACCTATGCAGCTGTTAAACCTGAGAACAGGGGAACAAGAGATCCAGAAAGAGAAATTATAGATCATGATCTACAGATCTATAAGATTGGATCAGTATCTAAGATGGAAAGAAAGAAAGCGTATATACTCCATTGTGCATCACCAGAAGTATATCTAAACGAAGCAAACAGAACATTTGGTGGGTATGGTCCTTATGCTCAGAAACCAGAAGTAGTAAAGGATGTCATAGTTAATAAACTTAAAGCACCTTACAAGATAAAGCACGATGAAGCAATAGAACCACATAGTAATATTAATTTTGTATCACCTAATTGGAGACCTGTTGACTGCATCAGTTATTTGACTGATAAGGTAGTTAGAAAGGAACCTAAAGGTGGAACAGGTGGTAAGAAGATATCTCAGTCAGGGTTTTTCTTCTATGAGAATAGGTTTGGATTTAATTTCCATAGTATTGATAAACTCTGTGAACAGGATAGTATAGAGACCTATACTTATTACCAGGCTAACATAGATGGTAAAACTGCAGGTGATAGTGCTTATCGTATTGAGAGTATTGTGTATCCAGAAAGAATGAATCATTTGGATAAAATGAGATCAGGATTATATAAGAGTATTAGTTATGGTCTTGTAGTTCCTGCTCTTTCTGAGAGTGCTGTACCTAATACATCTGCTACTAGCAGTGGTTTGTTTGATAGATTAAGTGAGATATACAATAATACTACAGAGATTGTTGGGGATGCTGTTACTGCAGTTAATGCAGGGGAGTTCTCAGATTACCTAGCAAATGCACAGACACAGATTAATTTCTTTAACTCAGGTGGAGAGGCAAATCGTTCATTCAGTATGGATGTTAATGCCAATCTTCTAAACTGGAAGAATACTAATCCCCAAATCAATACTGCAGAGAATCAGACAAAACCAGGAGGAACCAAGTTACCACCAGCTATTACTTTCTTTGGTAAAGTTTTTCAGATGGCATCTACCTTAGAGGAGGGATTTCCATATGATAAGAAAAAGATTACAACATATGAAAACGATCATCCTACTAGGATAAAGGTTAAAGTTCTTCCAAAATATACACAACAGACAGCTGGACAAACTAATAATGGTGCTGATAATGCACCAGAAGACATACTCGCAGTTATGAATTATGCGTCTGCTAGAGTGTCATTACTGAATACATTATCATTAACTATCACTGTGCCAGGTAATACTGCATTGTACGCAGGAGGAGTTATCACATGTGTTATACCTTCATCTAAACAGACCGAGGGTACTAATACAGTCGAAGGAGATGAGAGATATAGTGGTAAATATCTAATAAAAGGACTAAAACACAGTTATAATAAAGAGGGAATGCAGACACAATTGATATTATGTCGAGATTCCGTGCCAAATACCTAGTTTTTGTGCTATAATTTGCATAAATAATAGTGTACTATATAAGGTACGGATTATGCATACAATAGAAGAACACATCGAAAAGGACAAGCAGATTGTCGATGATCCTCAAACTAATCCTGCAGCACGCAGACATTATAAAGAGGAACTACATGAACTCCAAGAGTACATGCAGCATCATCAATCAGAAATAGAAGCAGGAGATCATCATGATCCTAATGCACTAGAACTATTTTGCGACATGCATCCCGACGAGCCTGAGTGCTTGGTTTACGACGACTAACAATTAAAACCATATTATGATTGGTGAATATATTGATATAGATGCACCCTACTCTTTCATAGGGGGTGGGGTGTTGGAACCTGAAATTATTGATGGATTATGGGACTTCTGGAATGATCCTGCGATGGAAACGTTGTTTGAGAAAACACCAGGTCATTGTGGTGGTATGGGAGAGCAAATCAATAAGGAAGTCAAAGACTCCATTGATATGACTATACCTCGATATATTAAGGATAAAAGAATTTGTTCTTACATAGACGGTCTAGCAGAGATTACGAGAGAATATGTAAACTACTGGCCAATGCTTAGAACTATCCATTGGGATCTCCAAAGTGATTTTAATATCCAGTGGTATCCTAAAGGTGGAGGATTTAAACAGATGCATTGTGAGAGAAACAATGCAGACATAGAATCGGTTACTCGTGTTATGGCATGGATGACCTATCTCAATGATGTAGAAGAAGGTGGAGAAACATTATTTGATATACAACAAGCAAAGGTAAAACCCAAGAAGGGGTTGACATTGATCTGGCCAAGTGACTGGACACATTTCCATAAGGGATGCCCTGCACCCAATGAAGAGAAGATGATTATTACAGGATGGTATAACCTTGTTCGATGAATTGATTATTGGTCATTATGAGAATAAGAAACAAGCATACTCAAATCCTACTAAGTGGCCATGGGTAAACATTCTCTACACCAAAATAAAACCTAACGTATTAGAACTCAAGCAGTGGTATAACTATGCAGGGGAGGATGACCCGTACAGACACTACCATATAACTTTCTCATATGATGCACCTGATACGGTTTTCACTAAAGCACATAATCTTTTGATTGATAAAGAGGGATGTGAAATGCAGTGGGGATTCTTCCAAGGTACATGGTATGGTGAAGTAAAAGGTGAATGTATAGTCAGGGATACAAGAGTCGAAAGTCATGTAGAATTTAATGGCACAGACTACAGGTCATTGGACACTGGATATAATATAGAGACAGGAAAATTTTCTTGGGGTAAAGAAAAGCATGAAGGTTTCTTTACTTTTACTAAGCTAAATAACAGCAGGAAACTAAATTTAACATAATGGTAGCAGTTAAGACTGACTTTACAGGTCGTGATGGATTTAATTGGTGGGTCGGTGAAGTAGAAGATATACTGGATCCTTCTCAGTTAGGAAGGGTTAAAGTTCGTGTGCTTGGATGGTATACGAGTAATAAAACCGATAAGGATGGTAACTCAGCTCACACCCAAGAACTACCTAGGGAACTATTACCTTGGGCAACTGTCTTATTACCCACAGATAAACCACAGACTAAGAACGCAGGTACAACTACTGAATTGCAGGTAGGTTCTAATGTTCTTGGTTTCTTTTTGGATGGAGAAGAAGGTCAGTTACCTTGTGTTATGGGTGCTTTCCGTAGTTTTAAACATGCTGAAAGAAGGAATAGTGATGATCCAAGTGGTAGTGAACGTGATACACCTAACCAGCTAGGACGTACAACTATTGCTGATCCTGAAATTGGTAATCAATTAGCAACTAATACTCCTCAGCAGAAAGCAGTCAATAATCAATTTGCACTTGGTGGTCACCCATTTGCTAAGGTTCAGGGTCAGACACCTGGATCTGCAGAAGGTGGTGAAGAAGTAGCAAGAGGTGCAGTTTCTAAAGGTGAAGTAGATACACCTGCTAACGTATATACTAACCCTATCAAGTTGTCAGGAATGCCAGGTGGTATTGCTGATGGTACTACAGGTCCAGCAAACAAAGGTTTCCAACTGGACATGAAGAGGATGCTATCTGACATTGGTGTGCAGGTAGGTGGTCTAGCAAAGGATAGTGATACAGGTAGTTTCATGTCTGCTATTTCAGGCAGAGTGGTAGAAGGTAAAGCAATACTTAATCAGTTATCTAATGTAACCAATTATGTAACTAACGCAGTTTCAGGTATGCTTGCTCCCCTGAAGGAGCTGGCAGCGAGGCTGATTCAGCAAGCGATTGATACTATATTAAAGCTAATTTCTAATATGGTTCCTGTTGTCGTAGTGACAGCAATCGGTGCTATCCTAGAGATTATATTCGCTATGTTCTGTAAACCTACCCCACAGTGGGTCAGTGTTATGAAGAACATAATGGGATTTATAACGAGCTATCTGAATAAAGTCTTTGATAATATAATGGATTTCATTGGTGAAATGGAATCTAAAATCCTTAATTGGGTTGAGAACGCAATGTCTGGTATTCAGAATCAGATATGTAAAGCACTCAATGGTATTAATTCGGCTGCGGATAAAATACTGTCAGCAATATCCATGGCTAAGGGTATAGCAGATCTGGCAAGTGGAATCCAAAGTATATTCTCTATTGATTTTACTAAGTTAGATTTCCAGTCACTTCTTAGCATCCTTAAGGCAATCCTTGCTATGATCCTTGGTAATAAAGGATGTGATCGAACAAGTCGAAAACCTCGATCCCAAGCATGGGTTCCGTTGTTAGGTACTACACAGTGTGACCCTGAGGACACACCAGGAGTTTCAGGTCCAGGTGGAGGAGACTATAGTAATTGTCCACCACCGTCAGGTTCTAATGCACCAGGTCTTACTCAAAACTCTGGTGGTACTGCAGAAACTGGTTCATTCTTTGATGACTTCTATAAGAATATTAACCCATTCTTGATGGAGACTCAAACATCACTTAATGGTACTAGAATACTTAATGATGCAACGCCAGGTAAGGAGAAATTTGTAGTTTCAGGTCCAGGTGGTGTTACTTACTTCCAAGATAAGAGAGGTAATGAGCACTTAAATACACCTGGAAACTGGACTGCTATCTATGGTGGTGACTTGGTACATGATACTAAAGGTAATCATGTTCATACTGTGGAAGGTGATTATCACCTAAAAGTTATGGGTGACTTCCATATTGAGGTCTCAGGATCCATGAATACTCATGTATCAAATGGTCCTGGTGCTCAAGCATCTGATGCTAACGGTGGTTTCTCCTCAGGTAGTACATGGGGTGATCAAAAACCATTACAAAATGCAGGTGAAAGTGCTAAATTTACAGCAGCAGATTATAAAGATCTAGATCCTGAAGATGGATTTGAGGCTCTCGAAGCGGCTGGAGGCAGTGCAGCAACTGGAGTGCAGCAAATGCAAGCAGTTCTACAAGATAAGTTAGCAAAACGTGCTAAACCACAGTTTGATGTGGAGGTAGGAGAAAGAGAATCTAAGTCAGTACATACCGTAGCAGGTGACCACGATTGTAACTATCAAGGTGACTGGACAGTACAAGCTAACAAGTTTAACTTCACTGCTATATCTGCAATCAACATGAAGGCTCAGAATTATAACGTTGAGGCAGGTGCGATTAATAACACTGCACATGGTGAGATCATAAACGAAGCTAACTGGATTACTTCATTCCTTAACTGCGGACGTTTCGATATTATCGGCATATTCCAGTTCATGCCAGTTATAACAGGACAGTATAGTATAGTAAAAGGATCTATTGTTGATGTTACAATGGATCTACCTTTCCCAGGTGCATCACCACCAGCTCAGGTTCGTCTTTCTCTTGGGCAGTCCATGCCCACAGCGATGGCAGATATAGTAACAGGAGCTAGTGCAGGTGGTCACATGACCCTAGTAGCCAGTCCGACTGGTGGCATAGGGGAGGTTGTAACTGCAGGAAAAGGTGCTATAATAAACCAGTGTACTTCTGGTATAATTTCATACGGTGTCGGGGTAGGTTTCTCTGCCTTTGGTACTGCCTTGGGAGCAACCCAGATTTACGGATTGCCTGTTATGCTAAATTAATGGATGAATTAATCGATTATGTAGAACATGCGTTTATACACATTTCTACTCGAAAAGTTATTCTTAGGGATGAAGAAGGTTATACCGAAGAAGTTCGGTTTAACTTTGATGAAGAGGGTATGGGTAGTTTTGAGGATACTATATCCTTATTACAAGACTTCCTAGACCCAGACGACCTTACATTTGTATTCTAATGAAATCTCAAATCCTAGAGGTCTCTGTTGATGAGATCAAAAGCAACCTTGATTTCCTCTTGACATTATGTGAAAGAGGTAATACAATAAAGATTGTGCAAGATGGGAAACCATCTATCATAATGACACCAGTTCCTGAGTTCGTAAAAACTTACGAGCAAGATCAACTGCCAGATATTCCTATGCCACAGGATTGGAAACCTGATCCAGTTGGTGTACAGACTTATGTGTCAGAAACCCTAAATGAAATGCAAAAGGAATTCGCAGATCCACCAAGACCTGAGGAGGAGATAGCGGACTTATATAATACAGGAGAATGAAGTATCATCTTTACGACGACAATGAAAGACATCAAGGTTGCTTTACATCAGTAGAGGAACTGAGACGATTCTTGTGTGATCGTAAGTATGATATAAGTTGTGATGCAGATATATCATGCACATTCGACTACATTAAACACATTAAGTGGTCATTCGCCATAGAGGAGTAACTATGACAACAGATTGGGACGATAGTAATTGGAGGGAAGAGTACAAAGCGTATACCTCTAACAAGAAACAGTTGGAACTATTGGAAAATGGTCCTAAAAGTTTATCGCAATCATGGATATTACAAGCATTACACCAGAAATGGATGAAAGTAAAGGGGTATAAATATCCAGAACCACCTGATTGTAGTTCATCAATGAGTGAGTGGGAAGAATCTATCAAGAAATACCAATGAGCGGTCCACATGTAGAAAACTACAATAGTAGTCCACCCCCAGAGTCACAACATCGTCTTAATACACTTAACGATGTTATAGGGGATTATCTTACTAGCGAAACCTCTTCAGACGAAACCTATGAGGATATATTGACTGAAGTACAGTCATGGATAGACTATCATAAAGAACAATTAGAGAAAGCAAAGAAACTAAAAGTACTATTACAGGGAGACAGTAATTTGGACGTATAAATAACTCGGAAGAACCCATATAGATGAATAGTGGCAACTAAAAGAATATCACAACTTGATACTATAGCTGATGCGTTGGTGACAGGGGAAGCAGTGCTTCCTATTGTTATATCAGACCCACTTATTCCGAATAGAAAATCAAAGGTTAATCAACTTTTTAGGTCAGTTTCTGCAGGCTCCCAAGCTGCTCCAGGACTGGCTTTCGATTTGGATAGGGACACAGGACTTTATCAGAGTGCAGTTAATGAAATTGGACTCACGTTCGGTAGTGCATCATTATATAATCAACGTAACTCAAACCAAGACGGTTCATCAACATTGCAGATTCGTGCAGTTGATACAGCGTCAGCAAACTCTAATGTAGAGATAGTTCCTCAAGGTAGTGGATATTTCACTGTTAATGGATCTGCTACATTTACAGACTCTAACGTATTCTTTGAGGGTGATCAAAACCCAGGTAAGAAGGTAGTCTTTAACGTAGATACAGTTTCTACTGCAGGTGGTATACGTCGTTTCGACTTTCCAAATGTAGGAGCAAATACTTCAGCAACTATAGTTGCAGCAGATACTTTTCAGACGTTAACTAATAAGGTAGTTATCATCAAAGATGCTGACCTTAGTATTACTGGTTCTACAGATGTTGCTAAGATTGCAAAGTTCGAGACAGACGCATGGGATGCTCCTGGTCAGCATATCTATCGTCTTCCTGACTATGGTACTACCATTACGCAATCAACATTACTTGATGATATAACTCAGCAAGACGTTAAGAACAAGAACATGGTTAACCCCACGTTCTCTACTACACCGTCTACAGATGAGAATGATCCAACCAAGTATATTATCTTCGATCAATCTGGATTAACTTCAGACCGTACAGTTACTTGGCCAGATCTCAACGTTAAGGTAGTTGGTGAAGCATCAACTCAGACATTAACAAACAAAGTTTATAAGGGTGCCATTTTTGAGGACAGTGCTGATGTTACCAAGAAGATTAGTTTTAACTTAACTAACCTCAATGCTAACAGCAATTTACAGTTCACATTCCCAGAAGGTTCACTCGCTGAACCTCTAAATAATGGTACTGATTCCAACGTTATTGTAGCAGAGAAAGCAACGCAGACTCTTGCTAACAAGACTATGGAATTTGTGAAGATTAACAACCCAGAGAATGTTAACGGTTTAATCACTATTGATGCCACTAACATTACTGAACCAGTTAATATTCAGTTTCCAGGTGCAGATGCTACATTACTATCTACTAACAACATCGAGGCGGTTGGTGTTAGCTTTGGTGGTCCTTTATCAGCACCTACATTCGGTGGTAGACTCCGATTACAATCTTTTTTCCAAGCAGGGTGGTAAATTAAAATGACAGCAGGAAGGTTAGCCGCCTCAAAACCAGGGGCAACGACAAATGCAACTCTATACAGTGCTGATATTGATAATACTTCATCAGTAGTGTTAACAGCAGCAAATCTATCAGGATCAGGTGTGACATATCGTGCAGGTGTGCGTGATTATGATCAGATATTGACACTTGATGGTGATGAAACGACTGCATTAGAGTTTCAGAAAGGCAACCCAGTATCAGGGTATAAAATAAAAATTACTCCAGGTATCAGTTTTACTGATGCTACACCTGGTGCAGATATTTCTACTCAGAATGGTGCACAAGCAAAGTTACTTGATGTATTTAAGGACACATCAGTACTAGAGAGGTGGGTTAAGGTAGAGAAATTACTTGAGACAACGGGTGATAATGCAAACTTAACGGGTATATTCCAAGTAGGTGTTGATACAGTTACTGGTGGTACATCAGGTGTTGCAGGTACATTGAGAAGTCTAAACACTGAATCTGGAACTTTTCACGTCGCTATACCAGATGTAGCTTCTGGGGCCACAGCAGTTAACGTATCAAGAAACACAGGTCTTGCAGATGCTGCAAGGTTAATGATTTCTGATAATGCTACTGAGACAGGTACAGAAATTATATCTATTGATGCTTCTGGTATTAACACTACTACCAATGTATTAACAGTAACAAGAGGAGTATATGGTACAACCGCAAGTGCAATCCCTGCAGGAGCATTTGCTAAGTGCTTTATCGACTCTGCTACTACATCTACTATCAACGAAGGTGCTACTTTCGCTGCAGGTGATACAACTCTTACACTTGCAGATGCAACTGGATTCTTAGAAGGTGGTTACATACAGATTGGTAACGAAACACTTCAGGTTTCTGCTGTTGCAGGTAACGACCTGACTGTTGGTCGTGGACAGTATGGTACTTCTGCAGTTAACCATAATGATGGTGCTACAGTTACACAGTTAACTGATGCAGGTGATTATCATCTTAACTTCTTTACTGAAGGTGAGACTATCACTGGTGGTACATCTAATGCTACTTTACCATTAAACTTCTCTCAATCATCTAACCCTATTCCTAACCAAGATAGATTTATTGTTGCAGAGGATGGTGCAGGTGGTACATATGAACTATATCTTGGTAAGAGTCTTAATAATGAGAGAATTTATAAGTTCTGGCAGACAGATGCATCTAACACAGGTCATCCATTCAGACTATCTGAAGAATCAGATGGTACTCAAGGATTAACTGGTACTGAATACACTGGTAATGTAGTTAAGGTCGGTACCGCAGGACAAGCAGGATGTTATTTACAAATAACTATTAATTCTGACACACCAATATCTCTTAGTGCTTACGCAGAACCTGCAGTAGCAAACACTGCTGACAGCAACGCAGGATTTGGTTGGGATTTAAACGTGGACGCTAACCCTTCATATGAAGAGATCTTTATCTACAAATTGAGAGGAAGTGCTTTCGCTGCTGCGGATCAGTTTACTTTAGCTGAAACAACTTATACTATTGCTGCATCTGGTGTTACTGAAGGTTCATGGGGTTATGTTCATGAATTTGATAAGGCACTTAACTTACTGAAAGTTTCACTTGATGGTGATTCTCAAGCATTTGTAGCAGGTGATCTGATTTATGATACACCAACTCTTAATAATGCAAACAGAGTTATGGCAACTGTTGTTGCAGGTAAAGCAAGAACTCTGGACAGTGTAAGTGGTGCTGACGGTTCTCGTGCTGCAGGTACATACACTGGATTGACACCTACAGGTGGTAATGGAACACTTCTGAAAGTTGATGTAACAGTCGATGGATCAGGTGCTGCTACTGTTACTCTTATTAATGGTGGTAAGAACTATCAAGCAAATGATACTGTAACTCTTACAGACTCCGTTCTTGGTGGTGGAGGTGGAGCATCATTGACATTTGATGTAGCAACTATAGGTACAGGTGAATCTGTTGGTGCTACTACACAAACTTACATTAATGATGAGGATTATATCGCTTATGGTAAAGCGATTGCAGCAAATGCTGTTGATCGTACCACTGGTATTGTAGTCGGTCCTGGTCAGAACATTTTAGTATGGAGTTCTGCTGAACAGATTGCATATACTGTAACTGGTTTTGAGTCTCAATCTGATGATTATACACAAATAGTGAACAGTAAAACCACTGGATAAATAATAAAATAGGTAGTAGATCCCAATGGCACTAACCCGTCTTAAAAATATCATCACGTCGAGGACTGGTCGTATTATATACGTCAACCCCGACGACTTTGATGCTTCGGATGCTTACGATAACAGAGGTAACTCAGCGTTACGTCCATTTAAGACGTTACAGCGTGCATTCCTAGAAGTAGCAAGATTTTCATACAGAGTTGGTCTAAGTAATGACGAATTCGACGCATTCAGTATATACTTGTATCCGTCAGATTACGTTATTGACAATAGACCTGGTGTAGCAGATTATAATGATGTACAACCCTTTGATGCTAACACAAACTTTGATTTAACTTCTTCTAGCAATGTTCTTTATAAATTTAATGCAGCTGCTGGTGGCATCATTGCTCCTCGTGGTGTCTCTGTTGTTGGTTCGGACTTACGTCGAACCAAAATCATTCCAAAATACGTCCCTTATCCCACAGTTCAGGGTAGTCTCGGTATTACTGCTACTAACGAGCCTGTTACTGCTGCGATTTTTAAACTCACAGGTGGATGCTATTTCTGGC